AGTCGGTCCTCACGCTCTCATTCAAAGCATTTATCCAGTTGGAACTATTTTGATGACCGCTGGAAATACTGCGCCTGCCGGCTGGCTTATGTGCGATGGAGCGGCGTACCCACGAACCACGTACGCCGCTCTATTCACGAAGATTGGTACTATCTATGGCTCAGGCGACAACTCAACCACTTTCAATGTTCCAAACTTTTCTGGCAGATCGCCGGTTGGTACTGGAGTAAGTAGTTTGTCTGGAGCTACTACTCGTACTCTAGGTGAGCAGGTCGGCAATCAGTTAATCAGCTTGACAGTCGACCAGCTGCCTAAGCATAACCATACTCTTTCCTTTGGCCTTGAGGACGGCGCCGGCGGCTCTCAACTGCGTATGATGTATGATGCCGACGCTGGTCAAATGGGTTCTAGTTCACGTACTACCGCAAGCACTGGGGCTAACGCAAATATTGACATTACACCTCCTCTGCTTGCTGTAAACTTTATAATCAAGTTTTAACATGGCAAATTCTGTTGAAACTGTTGTACAATTAGCAGCTGGAGTCGATGGGTATTCTCCAGACGTCACTAGCTCTAACTTTAAAGTTACTCGGCTAAAAAACGTAGCTCCTAAGTTTGGCCGGTGGAAAGCAGACACGCGCGGTGACGTTATCAGTACTTTAGTGCTTGACGTTGGAGATAAGCTCGAACGTATTGTTTACTATACTCACCCCTATGACAAGTTCTCTCAACTTTACGCCGTCTCGCAGTATCACATCTATCGTTATGATTTCCTAAACGATAGATTTTACGCTACTCCGATTTATACGTTTCCATACAAACAGGAATCTAACATCGCTGTCGTTGCGTGGTATGATAAGCTCTATGTCACCAAGCCTCGAAGCCCTATCGTCGAAGTCTCTTTCGGAAAGACTCGTAAAATAACTGAGTTTGGCGCAAGATACTCTATCATCTGCAATAACCACCTAATGGTGGCGAACCTTAGTACGGCTACGGGTGAAACTCCAATCGCGCTTCGGTGGAGCGACTTGTATGACCCAACCAGTTTTGATTTTTCGACATCTTCTGAGGCTGACTCTTTCGAACTAGAGCCTCAAGATAGAAAAATTACTGGCTTGACCAACCAAAAGGGTGTTGCTATCATTTATACCCACGGCGGCATTTGGGCTGGCTCGTACACAAATGGGAAATTCTCGTTTAACCCGTTGTACTCAGACTTTGGAAATCTCTTTCACGGCGCGGTGGTTCAGCTTCGAGAAGTAGACTATTTCATTGGCGAGGATAACATCTACTCTCTGGATGGTACCGTTATCTCTACTATCGGAGATGCCATTTGGTCCTTCTTTGTTTCTGATTGTAACTTTGATAGCGTTAATACTCTCATTAGGACGAAAGTAGATAAACAAGAGAGTGAAATTGCTTGGATTTACCCGAAGAAGGGCGGAGGCTACTGGTCCATTGTTTACAATTATAAGGAGCAAAAATGGAGCGACAGAGACCCTGATGGCCTAGTGTCCTCTATGAACGCTTTGTACAAACTTTATGGAGTTTACACCATCAACGATATAACTAACACCATAAATAGTATGTCTAATCCTACCCAGACTATAAATGGTGAGTGGCAATACGTTGATTGTGGTTACTCTAAGCTTTCCATCACCATCGACGGTAAGGTCTTAGACGACTCTATTCGTTTTTACTCTATGGTTAACAAAAGTGCGAGAGGCATAACCATAGAAACTGGTGAGATTTACATGGAGAGCTTGAACGTAGTCAAAGAGATTAACAAGATTACACTACAATACTCTGGGGCCGGTACTCCGTCGGTTACGATTCAGCTTGGTCGCAGGAAGTCTCGAATGGAGGCGGTAACTTGGAGTGACCCAATCTCTCCTGGCTATGCTGACAGGCCAATCTTCTACTGTCGAAACGTTGGTGTTGGCAAACTTATTCGGCTTAGAATCAACATAAGCAACACAGACACTAACTTCATCGCCGAGCTTACTGGGCTCAGCTTCGACTATGTCACTGACAACGGAACTCCAGAAAACTAAGATTTCATACACTCCACCAACAGCTACTCTTGACGACCGGTTGTTAAAGAAAGAGCTAGTCTTGTTGGTTGGTAAGTTTAATGAAACGATAAGCAACTTAACAGCAAAAACTAGCGATTCTAGTACTCCAGGTGAGTTAGAAAAACTAAGCTTGGCTGTTAGTAAGTTGAGTGATTCTGTAAAATCAATAGCCTCTACCCTAGCAGCGTTAGAGCTTAAAGTCGACGCCATAGTAGTCGAAGAGCCTAGCATTGTACAATTTATACTTCCACTAAACATTCCTGGCTTTTTGACTGTTGAAGCTTATCAAGTCGGGTTTGGCCTCAGTGGAACTAAAGTTGACGGAAATCTAATCTTAAACGGAGACGCATATATTTATGGCAGCTGAAGGTACATTACACGCAGGTTTTGTTAAACTAACTTTTGCGGCTACCGCAGACGATCACGCACTTCGAAAGGGTGAGTCAGATTCTAGGTGGAAGGCTCTAGCTACGACCGAGAGCACAGTAGCACTCTCTGTGAGTACCGACAATTTAACTCCAACCGACTTAGCTAGCGCCTCTACTTTTCGGCTAAATCCTAGCGCGGCAGTAAACCTCACAGGTTTTGCGGGTGGATTTCTGTCCTCGAGAGTTGTTGCCCTTATGAATGTAGGTGCCTATGCTATCACCATTAAACATGAGAGCACAAGTTCACTAGCCTCCAACAGATTTAGTCTGGCTGGTAGCGCTGACTATACTCTCGCCCCTAACTCAGTTGCACTCTTTTTCTACGACGTAACAGGCCAGCGTTGGCGTAAAGTATCATGAAACTGACTAGAATACAGACACTTGAAGAGTTGCTTCCGTTTATTCCGGCCCTACTGGAAGAAAAGCGTGCACACGATGATTGGTTTGAGCCTGGCTCAAGTGAGTCGACTTTTGTCTCTCTCCTGTCAAAAAACCTAGTCGACAACAGTCGTTATTACGGAGAACTCGTTGACGGAAAGATTTCATACTTTTTCGCTATTATTGGAGGTCCGCCGGAGGCTACTTTTTGGCTCCTCTACGTGTCGAAGCCGACTCGAGTACATACGAGAGAACTCCTCGACCTGCTACGACCAGACATGGCCAAGTTGGGTGTCACAAAACTTTACAGTATAACTAACCGCTTCGAGCCGTCTTACGAGAGGTGGCTAAGGAAGTTTGGCGCAAAAAAGTCTCGTATAACATTTGAAATACCTCTATGAGCTTTGGTTCTCAAAGTGCTTCACGAAGTCAATCACAAGAGTCTTCTGGCTTTCAGAGCGGAAGCTCTTTCTCGGCTCCAGTCTGGAGTGGCGACGCACAAAAAATCATCAAGTCGCTGGCTCTCTCGAGCCAAGCCATGCCGTCGACTATCGCAATATCGAGTGCGGCCTTAAATAAGATACTCGGCTCTGATAGCTCACAGTACGCGCAGCAAGTAGTTAACGCTAACAATGCCGTGTCTGACGCGAAGTTTAAGGCTGCGCTTGGCGACGTTCGGAGCGGCGGCTTTCGTGGCGGACAAAACGCTGATATTTACAATCAGGGTACTCTTGCCCAACAGTACGCTAACCAACAAGCAGCTGACAACGCAGCGACGATGCTTGGTCAGTACAACACAGACGTTACGCAAAAAATTAACGCGGCTAACACCACACAGAATTACAGTGCACTTCTTACTAATCTGCTCAATGCCCTTAAAGGTACGACTTCTACTTACTCTGGCACTACTGCGTCGAGCGGAAGCTCTAGCGGTAGTTCCAGCGGCACTAACTTTGGCATTGGCCTTAGCCTTGGCTTAAAGTAATAATATGACTGACCAAGAAGCAGAACAACTCTACGGCGCGATTAAAGCCTACAACGGCCCAGTAGGTCGAAGTGAGATACTTGAGCGTCTGCGCGGCACTCTAAATTCCATCTTGCCTGTCGTAGGAGTGGATAGAAACTATGGCCTTTCTTTTGGCCTTGGCAACTCTAGGTTCGCAATTACTCCAGGCTATCAAGTAGGCTCTAGTATGCCTGTTGTATTAACTCGCGGGGTCCCACTTGAAACTCGGCCTGAAGCAGCTTTCGGGCAACGTGCTAGTGAAGGCACTCTAACTCCAGAAGACAGAGCTTACAAGGAAGGTCAAGCTTTTGGCTTTTTAGCGTCACTTGCTACGCCAGCCGCAGCTGAACGAGCTGCTGTTGCCGCCGGACCAGCCTTCGCTGGCAAGCCACAAACAGCCAAAATGCTGTCGGCTCTTCGTGGTAATGCCGGGCTTAGCGCTGCTGGACAAGCGCTAGCGCCATCTAGTGGTACTCCACAGGCTCCAGTCCAGGAAGCTTATCAAGTTCCACAAGTTGAATCTGCTGTAAATATAGATAAACCAGCAGTGAAGAGAACTTACGAGTTTCAACCTAGCGACCTCATCGTTAACAAGTTGCCTGCACAACAACCTGTACAAGCTGCTACGCAGCCCACCATGCAATCTCCTGTGGAGGTTTACCAAGAGCAACCGGCCGTGCAGCCCGTTATAGAGTCTCTTCCTGAGCGTATGAACGCAGATCAACTAATGGAAGAACTTCAGTGGCGTTACCCTCGACAAGAGATTGCTGCTTACAAGCCGTCGCGTAACATCGTTCAGCGAGTGCTTGGTTTTGCTTCCGACCTTGTTAACAATCCGCTTAAGACCGACCGGGCGAAACTAGAAAACGAGAGAGCTTACTACACTAACGAGCTGATGAAGAGAGCCCCGTACGATGCTGAGGCTCGACAGTTCTTGGCCGCATTGCAAAATGACCAACGTTATGCAGAGCAGGGAGAGCGTCAACAGTCCTTGTTCGACAGGGCCGCTGGAGTCGAGGCCATGCGTAGCGCCTCACGCGAGGCAGTTGCTCAAGAGCAAGCAGCAGCAAAAATACAAGCGGCGCAAGCAAAAGCGCAGGAAGAGGAGCAGAATCAACAAAGAAAATACATCGCCGGCCTGGTTAACAAAGGCTATGCCGACGCGATTGAGCCTAGTGTGATTAAAAACACTTACGGCCAAGGTATTGACCCGGCTATCCTCGCTGAGTTGCAAAGAGCTGCACGCGAGAAAAAGAACGCTCAGCAGGTTATCTATGACTACCTGCTCCAGCTCGCGGTCAACAAGGCGCACAAACCGTAAAGAAACCTTAACATGCCAGTAACATCCGACATCGTTAGACTTAAAGCTTACCGCGCAGCCAATCCCGACTTGGCTAACCTGAGCGACCAAGAGTTTGCAAGTAAAGTTTTTGAGCAGACTGGCGAGCTTGGCGACTACGTAAACGCTGGGCCACTGCAGCGTGGCATCGGCGAGTACAGCGCGTTTATGCAAGGTCTTGGCGAACAGGCTGGGAAGAGGGTCGAACGCGGCCTTCGTCGCTACGGCTTTAAGCCTGACGATGTCGGTGTTACTGCTACGACTAAGGCGGTTAAGGGCTTGGTGTCAAGTGCTCCGGAGACTCTCGCGGCTCTTGGTGCCTCTGTGCTGTTTCCACGTTCTAAAACCATTGCTGGCTTGGCTACCGCTGGGCTGACTGGTTCGCAAGTGGCGAGGACTTATGCTGATACTGGGTCTAAACAAAGCGCGCTTAGTGCTGGCGTATCTGGGGTAGGTCAACTTGCTGGCGGTTTGGCCGGAGCGAAAGTAGCCGGGAAGCTTGGCGGTGGAGCTTTAGCAAAGGCTGGTGGTGCACTTCTCGGCAGCACCGCTGGCGACGTAGCCGGCATGGCAATCGACCCACAACAGCTCAAGGAAAACTTTGGAACGAAAAGTGATGCTTTGGCCTATGGGCTAATGCAGTTGCCTTTTTCTGCTCTTGACGTAGCGCACGGGCTTGGCGAAAGCGCTAACGCAAAGCGTGAGGCGAAAGTGGCGTCTACTAAGCTGCCGGGTCAACTTGACTTGGTTACGCTGCAAAAGATTCCTGTTGCGTCCCTCTCAGACGACCAAGCTGCTCGTCTCGTCGCTCTTAGTAAAGAGGCAGCGTCGAAAGAGGAGGCTAACGCAGCGAAGGTTTCTATGGAGTTGATGACGCCAGAAGACTTCATGCCAGAGAGTGACGTGACTCTTAACGAGCAAGCAAAGCTTGTTAAGGAAGGCCGTAAGCCGCTCATCGCACTTCCGCGTGACTTGGACGCAAAACGCGTGCCTGAACTTGATGGCCTTAACTCTGTTGAGGTCGGAGAGCAGAAGCTTTACTTTCTGCCGGGGGTTGATGCGAATAAAGTTGTCAGTGACTATAACGCTGGGGTTGGGAAAGCGTTGGGGTATGGCACTAACGACCCATCAACCTCCGGCTTCGCTCTTGTGCTGCGTGGAGAGAGCGGCGTCGAGAAGCTGGCGGTTAATGTTAACCCAAAGAACATCAATGACGTAGCAACCGCGCTGCGTAGCATGGCTGGCCCAGGTGACATGGTGTTTAAGGAGCCGATCGTCTCACTTCATGAGAGTAGAAAGCTCGCTGGTAACAAGGCCGTTGAAGTTGCCCCGCAGACTTTATTAGATTTGAATAAAGTCGGAGAAACTCCATTTGCCATTGAAGGTGAAGCCAGTATCGCAGGCAAAGACTTTCTTCGAGACCGCGTCTTTGCTGCGGTTCCAGAACCAGAGAGTAAGATTAAAGGTATCAACGTAGACTCTAAAGGAGAACCTCTTTATCGTGCAATGGAACTCGCTAGGCACATCGCTACTCACATAGGTGACGACCTTGGCGGTAAGTTCTTGCGTACGTTCAAAGATCAAAAAGTCACTAAAGACTACGCTACTAACTGGATTCGCGCTCAGCAGTTGAAGAGTCAACTTGGCCAGGTCAAGACTCAGCTCGAACGCTCGGTGGCCTCTGGAGTACAAGTCACACCCGCAGACTTTGTTCGTGCGATCGACGCTGGAGAGAACGTAGACAAAGCGATTTTACTACGTTTCTTGAGAGACCTGAATGGAGACAAGTCATTTAGGCTCTTTAATCTCCAACCGACCGGTGACCTGCAAATCCGCGGCGTTACTACGCCCGAGGGAGTCTTTGTTAATAAAGCGCAAAACGCTAGGTCGGCTTTCGCTGCCGCAAGTCACGAATTTAATCACGTCGCTTTTCACGAGCTTAAGCAGGCTAACCCACATTTGTACCAACAGGCTGTTGAGTACGCAAGCGGGCTTGGCGCTGACGGTCGAGCTGCGCTGTTAAAGAGTGTTTTTGACATTGTCGGGGTTAAGGATTTCGATTTCGACTACGCCTCTGGCCGCAAATTTGACCCACAAGCGGAGAACTTCAACGAAGCGTCTGCTTGCGAGTTCTACGCCGGTCTTACTGAGGCGTTGGCTCACGACGCTTTTAATACTGCGTCTCGTATCAACAGTAAACTAAACGAGCTTTTCCGGGCGTTGCCGCAGGGGGTGCAAGACGTTCTCTCTCGGCTTCTTGAGAAGTTTCGACAGTACTTTAGCCCTAACAGTGGGCTTAGAAATTCCCTTCCTGCCGACGTCGCAAGAGAACTAGACCGAGCCTACCAAAAGCTCTTGACTTTTTACGGCGAAAACAAGCTAGCGCAGCAGTCAGCGGCTCGTCAGCTTGAGCGTCTCGGCGTGTTCACGTATGGCGAGGGACTTCCTGACCTTGCACTTGCGAAACAGCAGGCTGCGTCGGTGGAAAAAATAGCTACACAGTACTCGCTCAGCGAGCTTCCTGGCGTTGGCTCTGTGGTTGAACTTTACGACAAGTACCTCTTTAATCCTCAATACAACGCCTTTGTTCACCCAGAGTTGCAGGATGGGTGGCTTGAGCTGCACACCACGAAGAGCAAGGAACGCGCGGTTATTTACTCTTACATGGAGTTTTTAGGTCAAGACGGCAAGCAGACTCTTTCGCGCGAGCAAGCGGTTGTTCGTACTGAGAAGCTTATCCGGCAACTCACTTCAAAGCCTGAGATCGCCGCTAAAGTCAGCTCTGTGCTGGAGGAAAATACTGCTAGACGCTCCGCGAAGCAAGAGAAAAGCAGCGAGGTTGTTACGCAGAGCGACCTCGTTTCCGTGCAGGAAATGAAAGAGAAGTTTGGTTTAAGTGACGAGATGGCGGAATTTACGCAGAGGCTTTCACAGGTCACAGCAAAAGCCGCTGAGCAGACTTTGCGCTTTATGCAGGCTAACGACAATGTTAGCTTGGCCAAGCTTGTTTACTCGCAGCTTTCTAGCACTCACTCCATTAAGCAAGTAAAAGAAGGGTGCACCGGCTTAACCCGCATCGGCTCTGACCTTGGCCAAAAGCTGTTTGAAAAGGAGCTTTTAACGAGCGCGCTGACGTCTGCTCGCGAGAGCACTAGTGGAGCGCAACGCTCAGCTGAACTTACTGCGCGTTTGCAAAAGTCTCAAGTCGAGGCTAGCTTTCTTGAGACTCAATTTAACCTAAAGGTCGACGAGGTCTTTGGTCAAGACACTTTTAAGCCGAAGTTCAAGAAACTTCTTCTCGACGCCGCAACGTCTCTTGGTCGTAACCGGGCTGAGCACCAGTTTACGACGAAAGACGCCGGCTACATGCCGATGACTCGACGTGGCCGCTTCCTTCTCTGGGTGTACGACGGTCCAGCGAACAGCGCAGCAAGTTCTACCAAGGAACTAAAGGGCTTTAATACTGCCGAGGAAGCTAAGAAGTACATCGAAGACAAGAAAATTGTTCATTATGACTTGAAGGACAAGCAAGACTTCGAGCGCCGCGCTGAGTTTTATAACACTCCGCAGTTGCAGCGTTTTGCGGACAAGACTCGCAAGGAACTTGCCGCTATCGTGGAAGAGTATAAAAAGACCGCGATAGGAGTAGACGGCCTGGGTAATGTCGGTAAGATCCTTGACGACCTAGTTGAGAACTTCCGACCAGTCGACGAGGAGTTGAAACAACTCATCTCAGTCAAAGGCGATAAGTTCGCACAGCGTCGCTGGAACACTCCTGGCTTCGACAAGAAGGACTACTTGCCAAACTTGTTTGAGTACCTGCAGTATAAGACGCACCAAGCGCAGCGTCGTCTTACGACTAACGAGTACCAACTACAGATGCTGCAACCTGCTATACAAAGCAACCCTGAGAAGTTGAAGTACATGGGAGACGAGCTAAAGTACTTCACTACTCCGCAGGCCGAGTGGGGAAAGGTGCGCGAGGGTATTTTCTACTACTACCTCGGCCTTAGCCCGCGTCAATTTTTCCTTAATTCTACTCAGCTGTTCCTTAACGCCATACCCGCGGCAATTAAGATGGGTCATGGAATTAACGCGTACCAAGACACGATTAAAGCGCTCGCACTGGTTGCGCAACACACCGCAACTGGTACGACCGGGAATAAAGTTTTTGACGGCCTGCTGAAACAAGCAGAACTCGACGGTGTTATTATGCCTAACGCCCTAGAGAACTTCGTTCCTGAACTCGATGAAGTTCAAAGCTCGCTTGACAACATCTCGACTTGGGTCGATGGAAGGTCTAAGCTGGGTTACGAAGTAAAACAGGTCGCTGGTGATATGTCTCGAGGTCTTCGTACCGCATTGCGTTCTCTTGGAGTTGCAGGAGAAAAGATTAACCGGAGGACATCGTTCCTCATGAGTCTTTTGCAGAGCGAACGTGCTGGAGTTAAGGACGTGAAAGAGATGTATCGTAAAGCAAGCTTGTTTACCGACCACGTCAACTTTGTTGGTGACAAGTCTAACCGCGTTGGTTTAATTAAGGCGATGCAAGGGAATCAAGCACACGGCGCGATTCTTACTATGACTGCAATGCAGTCGTTCTCTCTTAACCACGCCAGTCAGCTTGCTGCTTACGCAAAGACACTTAAGACCAGCAGGGACAAAGCGGCTCTTGGCGTCGCCATGTTACATCTTGGACTAATGGCTGGTACTCTTGGCCTTCCGTTCGTTCGTAATGGACTTGCTCTCATCGGCTCGGTGACGGATGAAGACCCAGAACAGTACTTGCGTCGGAAAGGAATTGAGACGGCTAGTAAGTATTTCAACGTCTCGGAACAGGCGGGCGGAACTATTACTTCGCTGGCAATGGACGGCCTTCCGTACGCGCTCGGCATCGACGCAGGCGCTAGCCTAGGTCTTGGTGACATGCTATTTAGATTTCAGGCCGACCGAGTTCCGACCCTCTTCGACCTAGCCGGGCCGGGCGGTGGTATTGTGAGTAACCTAGGTAAAGCCGTTGGAGAAATCAGTAATGACCCGAGTGATGTCAGCAGTTACGTCAACGCTATCAGAACAGGCGGTCCTACTGGCGCGAAGTATATCGCGCGACTGACAGATATGGCCTTTGATAATAAGTATTATAACGGCGCTGGTGAGGTTAAACTTGATGACCTGAACAAAGTTGACACAGCGTCAATCCTTCTCGGCTTCACTCCTGCTCGTGCGACTGCCATGCAGAAGCAGAGCGTTAGCGTGATGAAAGCCGGCCAGGCCTACTCGTCGAAGCGCTCGGCGGTTGTTACTAAGATAGCTCAACGACTCGCTGAGTACGACCGGACGGGAGATCAAACAAAAGCTACTGAGGCAAAAGAGCTTCTGAATAACTTTTTGGAGGAGAACCCATTCGTAAACGCCAGCGAGCTAATCAGTAGTATCTCTGACGCTAAAATGAAAAAGAGCACCGTTGTGCTCGGTGCTCCTTCTGCAAACGTGTATAAGCAGTTCGACGCTACAAGGTCAGCTTACCCCGGAACAGAATACCCTGTTTCAAATCAGACTCAATCGCTTTCTGACGAAATAAGAGTTGCTCTGTCAGTGGGTCGATTAGACGTGTTAGCTCAGAAGCTTTCTGCACTGCCGAAACAGTCTCAGAAAGCGGGACTGTACGACTCGCTAGTTCAAGCAGGTTACAATCCTGCGCTTGTACAGCGCGCTCTTTCGGGAGATACAAAGGCGCTTGAGTTGCTTCTCCAACCTGGAGAGTAACGTCACCACTAGTAACGAGGAATTCAAGAACCTCCTTGACTTCGGTCAGGTTAACAGAGTCGTAGAACTCGCCAATCACCCTAGCGTGGGAAATCCCGTTAGGGTGTTTTGCTATAAACTCGTAGATTTTGTTACTCTTTGCTTTGAGTGGGTTATCACCTACGCCAGAGAATACTTTATCTAGACGTTTCTCGGTGTCCGCGAGGAAGTCCATAGCAAGCTTTAACGTAGCTGAGTCTACAACTCGGTCCTCACGTAAAGCTGCGCTAAGGCACATAGCGACTTTCATGACCAAGATGTGCTTGGACGAGAAGTAGTTAGCGAGCTTAGGAGAGTGCTTACTCGCCTCGTCTCGCACGCCCATGTACATTTTGTCCCAAAGTCGCCTGGCTTCGTCTGAGAATGAGAAGCGACCCGCCGTGTTAAAGATGCGTACAATCTCCTTTTGAATAAGTTCTTTTAGCGCGTTCTCTTCCTCACTAGCTTCTGGCCACGGATTGAGGCAGTTGAGCTTTGACTCAAGGACAAAGATAGTGCGTCGAGAGAAGCCGTCGCTAATAACGTCCTGGGAGAGTTTAGTGTTCATCCACTCATCCGTGCAGCAGCCAAGCATGGTAAAGTACGGGTTCTGAATAAGGACTTCTCCTCCTTTGCGTGTGCGCTCCTTAAAGACGGCTTCGTCCCAGATGGCAGTAAGAAAGCCGACCATTTGCTGGTTAATATGCTTTCCGCCAAAGAACTGCTCAAGCTCACCGACGAAAGCGGAGCTTTGCCAGTAAGAAACTTCTTGGCCTTCCACGACGAAAGAAACCTTATTCTTCGACATGTCGTCGATTAGAGCCTCACGAGTCGAAGACTCTGGCGCTATTGGAAGTTTCTCAACCTTTCGCACAAAGTTCTTAGCTATATTAAGTGCTGTGCTTTTACGCATAGCAGCTTGTCCAACGAGAACAATGTAAAGGTTTGGAAATACTGTAAAGTGCCCTTGTGGAATATAGCATTTTTTGCCAAGAAGTGCACTAATTGCACCGATAAGAGACCACGCGTGGTAGTTCGGCGGTGGCTCTGTGCGTTTTGTGAAATCTTGGTAAAGGGCGAAAATGTTCTCTCTCATAAATTATTAGATTTGAATAAAGTCGATTAAAGTTCAAAGCCTTTTGTCTTGCGTGAAACAAGCTCAAAGAAGCACCTGGCGGTAGCGGCTACGTCGTTAAGAGCGTCGTGCGCCCCGTCGAAGTCTTCGCCAAAAAGCATCTGGTACAGTTCAGAGAGCTTTGGAAACTTTAACCCACCGCCGCGTCGAGGAAGGCAACAGAGATTTACTGTGTTCTTCATCGTGCAACAGGTCTTCATTGAAGTCAAAACTGGCAGGCCGATTAGCGAATACCTGTGCATGTCAATGCAAAGCATTGAAAGGTCGAAGTCGACGTTGTGACAAACGAGAAGGTCAGCGTGCCTGGCTACGCTCAAAAACGGCTCTAGTACCTTATCACCGCGAGAACCGCAAGTTTCAAGCGTAGCATCACTTATGCCGTGGGTGTTGCGGGCACCGTCTACGACCCTGAATTTATCAGGAGACAGGAGCGGGTTTATAAGCTCTTTGACCCTCTTGCCCTCGGTAAACCCTGCGTCAAGATCGCCGCTGTAAACGATATACGCCAGTTGTACAATACCTGGCTGCACTCGAAAGTTTGAGAGCGGCTGGTTGCGGTTAAGTTTGTCACTTGTTTCAGTATCAACGAATAGGATGTTCATAGTGTTTCAGTACAGTCTCCCCAAGTCAAGCCATAGTTAGCTTCAAATGGAATAGAAAATTTTACTCCCCAGGTTTCAACCTCGTTAGCAGACGCAAGAGCGAATATGCGACGAGCCAAGTCGAGGTCGTCTCTGTCAAAACGACACACAGTCTCATCATGCACTTGATTGACTAAACGCATGACAAGCTTAGTCAGGTCGTTAGCGCGTCGATTATATCTGCGGTAGTATAGGTTACTAATAGTGCAGTTAGTAACATAACCTGTGTTATTCTGAGGTAGCATCGAGGCCATCTCTCGCACAGTGTCGGCGCTACGTCGACCGAAGAACTCGCGACGCTGCCCGCTAAAGCAGTCTAAGTAACCGTGAGTAGAGAGAATTCCAGTTAGTTTAGTGTGCCATTTTAAGATACCAACGTACCTTTGCAAGTAAATCTTATTGAGTTCTTCGCACTCGGAGAGAGGAACGTACAATTCCCCGTCGGTTTTCTTGAAGATATTCGCCTGTTCAGTAGCAGCTGCCATGCCGTAGTTACCACCGTGAGAGACTGCTTTCATCACGTCGTAAATGGTTCTACCCGGGCCACGGTGTTTTTTATCCTCGGCGATTCTCGCCTTGAACGCTGGCATAAACGCTTTTAACTCTTTTGCGCTAGCGCGAACTAAGTGCTTTCCTTGAGTAAAAATAATGCCAATAGCCTGAGCAGGTTTTAGCCCGGCGAGCAAGTCATCCATCATGGTAGAGTCGCCCACAGACTGTAGGCACGCTGCTACCGTCCAAGAGTCAGCGCCCTCGAGGTCGGCCTTCATTAAGAACTCGTGAGGTTCACAGATGTAAAGATCACGATCGCGCCGGTCTTGGTTTTGCGGCTGGATGCCAAGGCCGTCTGGAGGCAAGCTCGCACTAGCACGCCCGGTGACAGTTCCAACGCAATTAAAAGAATAGCCAACGTACCCATTAGGTCGCGGCTTAATACCAGTGAGGGTACTAATGCGCTTCAAAGTCTTTCTGAGGCGGCCTGCAACCATAAGAGCTTTGATGTGTGGAAACTCGTAGGCAAGCCACAGGAGAGAAAGGTAGTCCGCAGTCTCGACCTTCTCTCTTTCTCCGTCGTCGTTCTTCTTGACCTTAAACTTTGGAGGAAGCTTTAGAGTGCCGTAAAGCCACTCTTTCATCTGCTTGGGGCTACGAACATTAAGCTTGACTTTAGCAAGGTCATAGAGTTCCACAGTCATGGAGTCTGCCTCGGCTTGCAACGTACGTAAACGAGCGTCTCTTTTCGCTACGTCAAACTTCATTCCGCCAAGAGCCATGTACTGGAAAGCACGAGAGATTCTTATGTTAAAGTTATAGTGTGCAAGTCTAGCTCCGCTCACTTGTGGCAACATCTCAACCAAAGCCTGGCTATTGACTATGCAGTCTTTGCAATTATATACGAACTCTTCGGTGTAGTGCGCTTTTCCGCTTCTCGCGTCTTTGAGCGAGAACTTCCAATACTCATTTTGTAGGTAAAGAGAGTTAACGAAGGCAAGACTCTTAGGAAGTTCGCAGGCTATCTCGTACTGAAGTAGCATCGTATCATGAACAAAGTTCGGGATGATTCGGTAGAAGTGAGATAGGACGTAGTGATCGTAATGCACTGCGTTGTGCCCAGCCAACTTCGCCGTCTCTAGAACGCGAGCCATTAGCTTCCACACTACAGGTTCTTCGTGCGCTGCCCAGTAGCGACCGTTTGGAACTTCAAATGGTACGCAAAAGGCTCGACCGTCGGAATCACTAAAGCCGACGCAAGTAATAGCAATGGTGTCATTCGCGCCTTCGCGGGTTTCAATGTCAGCTATGACCAACTTGTTTGGGTCAATAAGTTCGTGCAGGCGATCTATCACGGTCTTGAAGTCTGGCGTCGCCACAATGTCCATCGGCTTTGCTTGCCAACCAAAAGTCAGCCAGTTTAGGACACGAGCAAGGTCGTGACGAAGAATGATGGTTAGTTCGTAGCTCTGGAAAGTCTCCGCTGGGTGGTAGGAAAAAGTGGAGAGGTACTTTCCTTTGTACTTAAAAGGCGCGCCACGATAAGAATCTAAGTCGGTTATACCAGCGACAGCTCTCGCCGTCTCACGACCAAGGAAGAGGATGAGTTTCGGCTGTAGGAAATCTATGACCTCATTAAGCTGTGATAGTTCTAAGTCCATCACTGACTGAGTGAGGTTAGCAAACCTACGGTAAGGTACCCAGGAGCTACTGACGTTGGCAAGGGCCGGGTAGCCGGTAAAAGACTTCATCAGTGTCGTAAGCGTTCCAGCGTGCGACATCATGAATGGAGCTTGCACAGCGTCAGCGTTGTATGGACAGTCACCTACGATCAGGAGGCCGTTCCAGTTCGACGCTGGGATAAGAAGCTTAGAAGTTGGAAGGTGTTCTAGCATAGCTTAAACGTCATAGGTGCAATCAGTTGGTTTTTTGTCGCTGCGAAAGCGAACAAAGTTTGGGTGCCGCAAGCTACCGCTGGCAAAGCGTTTACTAAAAGAAATCTCTACGACCTTACCGATTAGGTTTTCTCTGTCCTCCCAAAGGACTTTGCGTTCCTCTGGAGTGAAACCGCCCCCAACTCGGCAAACTTCTACTAGTTCTCCTTCACTGTACTGGGAAACGTAAAGTGCCCCGAGAGAACCAGCGAACTGCCCGTCTTCCGCCATCGACCAGCCAGAGATTACAAAGTCGTCAGTGCTTGAAGTCTTATGTCGATAGATCTGGTTGAAATAAGAACCTGACTTATTCCGTAGCACGATGCCTTCAAACGATTTAGTTTTGTAGAGTTCCTCAAGAACGACGCTAGAGCGAGATGCTTCTACGTAAGGTATAACCTGGAGTTTAGATTGAGGATTAACTCCGCAGCTGTTGCAAAAGGCAAGGAGGTGTTCGTAACGATAGGTGTAAGGAAAACTACGAATGTCGTCTTGGTAGTAGATGCAATCGTAAGCAAAAAACTTTCCGACTCTGCTCGGGTGGTTTGACCACTCTTGGCCGTACATGTACTCGCCAAGAAGCACCACTTGGTCAGTGCAAGGGAATCCACGCAAGTAATCTACAGCTTTAACGCTTTTAGTCCTTGAGTAGATTGTAGAACTGGAGTTAGAGAGCTGGCTTACAACAGAAAGGCTATCAATAACTAACGCTCCCCAGATTCCATCGTACTTAAGGGAAAGGATAGCGTCACTGTTCGTACGGTAAAAAGTCTCGGCCTCTTGACGTGTTAAGTCAACGTACTTTTGCCTTTCGACCTGGCCGTTAAAAAATTGTGTTGCTGTCATAGCAGTCCTTGAAGTGGGTTCGCGCTGGCGTTGAGTTTTTCAAACATGAAGTCGACACCAAGGTTGGCGTGCTTCTCGTCGATTTCAATACCGGCTGGAAGTCGACCGAGCTTGAAGGCCGAGTAAAGGCAAGAGCCTTCGCCAGCAAACGGGTCGAGGATGGTTTGTCCTTCGTCGCTGACAAGCTCAATAATACGTTTCCAAGCCTCGAAAGGTTTAACGAAAGGGTGAGTACCACTACTGTCTGCGTGCGCAGTAAACCAGTTGACTGTGCCCTTTTTTCGCAAAACCGACTTCTCCGAGCGCCGCAAAAACATGCAAACTTCAGTAGCCTTAGTGATGTTGTACTGAGCCTGTGAGTTTAAGCACGAGGAAGTCTTACACCAGACGAGAGGCCACTTGCATGGACGCCAACCGACTTCCCGTGCCCAAGTAAGAAGCTTCTCGTGGTGGTCTAGGTCGTACCAAAGGCAGAGGAAACCGTCTTCTGCTATCACGGCGTAAGACAAGCGAAGAAACTCTCGGAGAAGTTCTAGGTTTGAGACAACTTCGTGTGTCTCACGCACACGCTCGATGCTAGCGTCTGTGTCAAGGTTAGCCATGTCAATACCATAAGGAGGGTCGGTAATGATGTGGTTAAACTTGATCTTGCCTGAGGCTGCGTAATTACGGAGGTAGTCAAGGCAATCTCCAACGTGAGTGTAAAAGTTTGCGATAGCCTCCTTTGGGACGAGAGGCGGCTTCGCGCCAGCAGTGTTTGCAAGGCCAGCGCCTAGCTCGTTAGAGAGTTGCGAGATAATCGAAGGTCGATAGATCGGCGCTACCGCGCCGCTGGTATTCGGAAGGCAACTGGTGTCTGACGCTGAGTTGCTGGGAACGGAGCAACTGGTGGGCGAGGGCGCAACGGCCTGTTTGGCCTTAAAGCGGGCTGCACGTTCAGCGGTCGCCGTGTCGAGAGTTAGCTTGGCTAGAAGCTCCACCGCCTGAGTAAGATTCTCGGCCTTTGCGATCGGTCCGGTCGGCGCTCGTTGAATGTGCTTTGCGATAGTGAGGGCTACGCTGACCTTGGCTTGGTTCATGCCAAGCAACTTTCCGGTGAGCTGCTGACTCCACGAGTCGCCTTCCGCGCGTGCGTTACTAACTGCGGCTTTGTGGTACATGGCGATACCGATCACGTTCTCTTGCCAAGTCATGGCCTTGCGTCGCCAGTTCTCTTCAAGCTCAAGCATGACCTTGCGGCTTGGAGAGAGTTGTCCAAGGCGGACGTACGGCACACGTGCGTAGAGGTCTGGATTCTCGCAGGCGACTTTATTAGAATTCAATAAAGTAAATGCGGTGTACCGACGGCCACCTGCGACTAGGCGGTTTTGATCGTCAATAACGATAGGCTGGAGCAGGCCTTCTCGTGCGATGCTCTCAGCCAACTCTTCAATGTCGCCAAGGTCGGCGCGAATGCGGTCTTTGACGATGACGTCAGTGAGTGCGATTGTGCTTGTGCCAGTGATCATTAGGAATAGATAATTTTCTTGCCAAGTTTGTGGGCTAGTTTAATTTCGGCGGCCATACCTTCTGAGACTCCACGGCCCGTGAAGACGTGAATTTCGTCACACCGCTTTAGCAGGTCGCGAGCGAGTGCTAGGCCGAGCTTACGTTCGACTTCGTCGTTGTCGTTGAGGTACTGCGGATACAGCAAATGCGGCGCGACTGGGTTAAGGCCACACCGCGCGAGCGTGAGGCAAGCATTGCGCGCGTAGTCTACGTTGGCCGTAGCTTCGGCTTGGTCTGAGTTGCGAAGAGGTGAGCAAACAAATGCGAGTTTCATTGTAGTGGTTTAATCCAGCAAGGCAATTACGGTGCTGGAGAACTTTACTCGAGTTACGTTCTCCGACATCCACTTAATGTACCCTGGGTCGACCGCGAGAACCTCTTCCACGGTCTTGCCAGAGTATTTTCCAAAAGAAAAAGTGCTACTTAAGCCAAGCTCAGTAGAACGCGACTCTTTAGTAGGACGTCCGGCTTCGAGTGGATTCCCTTTGGTGACGTTCTTCGGAGCTTCCCAGAGTTCCATGTCGCACACGAACACGTCACAGACGCGCATCTGCAATAGGTACTTTAGCTCCGCGTCAGTAACACTGCCGGCGGCTACCACCTTTAGGTGCGTAAAGAGTTGCTTAACTGTCGGTGCTACGTCTCCTTTCCACTCACGGAGTGCTAGCACCAAAGAGTTAGTGAGTTCTTCCTTCGTCATTTTGTGATTTCTCCACGGGCTACGATGGTCAGTTCAGTGTCTGGCGTAACCAAGAGAGTCTGTTGAAGCTCTCCGCCAGAGTAGACTTGAAGCTCCAACTGCAGTCCTTTGCTTCGCAAAGCTTCGAGGCTCACGCAGGCTTGTTGTAGGCACGTGTCCACAAAAGGAACGTACGGTGGAATAGCGTTAACTTCGTTTGATGTCGAGATTTTGGTTGGCATAAAAATAAGGCTCCCAATTACCGGAGGGAGCCAGGCCGGACTCACTAGCGAGTGACTTAGAGCGCCGGAGAGAAGGTGTCCTCGACGGGGAGGAAACCGGTAATGTCGTTGCACTCTTGATACTGACCCTCAGCCGGACGATACTTCATCTTGATGATGACGTAGCCTTGGATGTCCTCGAACTCAAAGTTCTCCTTGTCAGAGGGAAGCTTGAGTGCGAGAGCCAACTCTTTCAGGGCTCTGTTCGGGTCATACTTCGCCGTCGGCACGAGCGAGATGAAACGGGTGTAGGTAGCGTTTCCACTATTCTCCACCTGTGAACCGTCGAGCTTCGTGAGGATAGGGTCCACCACCTGGAACTCCAAGAACAGGTTGTTACCAGTCTTGGCCGTGTTGGGCCGGACTTCCTTCTTCACGATCTTCGCGTGGTAAGAACCATCCGCGAGGACGGGAGAACGAAGTTCGATTTGACTGAGCGGCGTGGTATTCAGTTGCATACTATTTTGTGTTCTTTGCTTTTTGGTTACGTTCGCTAGGCGCTTTGGTGCTCCTAGCTAAAGTGTGTGGCTTTCGCAGGACTAGGATGGTTAAGACTACTTGGTTAAGATAACAGAGTCCAAGCAACCCAACTACGACTCCGGTTGCGAGCGTCATTTTAGTTGGGAAAGAATTTTCTGCGCGTCAACGTCCCAGAGAATGTCAGGCGGCACGTTTGCGAGCGAGCACTTCGCGTTGAATTGTGAGGTCGGAGCGAGCCGCACCCGGTACTCTACGCCGGCCGGGTTGGTCGGCGTAACATTTACAGACTTGGTATAGCAGCGCCAACAGTCGCTAAAGAACATGTCGAAAGAGTTCTTCATTTGACCTCCGATGTTCAGCGAGTAAGAGACGCTTTGCGTAGCCTCATCCCTCTCCACGCTCTCGTGAGCAATAACTACTACGTTAAAGTTACGGCTCTTGTTATTAAGGAGTTCCTCGCCGAACCACTTAAGGTAGCGTTGAAAGTCTCCCCACTGTTGAAGCTTGAGCGTGCTGTCTGGCGCACTAGTCTTTAGAATCTTATCAGTGAGGGCGTTAGCGAGGGAGCTAAGAGAGTCGATGATGATCGTACGCACAGTAGAGTCAGCTGCCACCGCTTCCAGCTGCTTAACGAAGTTGTCCCAGATAAAGACTGGCTGAACGTCCTTGCCAGCCATGTCCTTCCTAGGGTTTACCAAGCGGATACGCTTCTGCACCTCCGCAGGAAGTTTTCGTAGACCGTTAGTGTTGTTATCGAAGTTAAACAACACCGGGCTAGGGAACTGCGCGGCTTTTTGAGTCTTTCCAGAACCGGGCGGTCCTTTGAGGAGAAGAGTGATAGTGCTTGGAGACGAGTCGAGTGATTCGTAGTTCATGATGAGATGGTGTGGTAATGTTGATTTTCGGGGCTAACTACCAAGTTAAGTGAGGTTATCCTAAGCCACCCAGGAGACACTAAGGTTCCTGGGTACGTCGTACGGTCTTCGATGTTAACAATGTCAAAACGACCCTTTCGCGCTTTCTCTAAGTCTAACTCCGTTGGCTCACCACCAACATAAACACCGCCAAAGGGAAAGACGTAAAGGTATTTTTCAGACGGCATGGTAAACCTCTGTTGAGTGTTGCGAACGCTCGATGGCGTCCTTAACGCTGGCGAAGGTTGCTTTTACGAGATACCCATTATTGCCAGTTACTTGTACTCTTGTGGTAGCGCCGAGAATCTTACTCAGCTTATCTGAAGCGGGTGCAAAGCTTTCTATCGCAGTGACCGAGATAGCAACTTGAGTGCCACCGTCCAGTTCTGCTGTAATAAACTTATTCATGACCTTCTTCCCCGGGGTTCCACTTAGTGGTGGTAAAGAATCCCTCGTCGTGAGCGAGGCGTTGACGCAACTGAGCAGGCGCTTGGCAAAGGTCGAAGTAGTCACAACGACCGTACTTGCTAACGCAGCCTTCGCGGTTACAACGCGCGTGGTAGTACTCTTCCCCGCTGGAGGAGTTATACCAAGCCTCCATGTCGAGCAGCGTGGAGACGATATAACTGATGTTCATCAAGCTCTCCGTCTTAAACTCTTCGGCAGCCGCTGGCGAGTAGGGAAGGTGGAACTGCTTAAACTCGTAACCGCTGGAGCGCATTGCCATTGCGTTGATAAGGCATCCTTGCAGTTTAGGTAGGCTCGCGTCACCAAGCTCACGGAGAATCTCAAGCACCACCGTGTAGTAGCCAAGCATCTGACTGCTACGGTACTTATCATCCGCGAACTTCTCTCCCATAATAGAGGTCGTTTTGTGGTCGATGACCCAAAGGTTTCCACCGCTGTAACCGACCAGGTCGACAATGCCGTTCCAGTAAACTTTGATGTCATCGAGAACAGTTCCGATGTAGACACTAAAGTCCTTCTCCACTACCGGAACTCCGTTTAGTGTAAGCGGCACGAGGCGCTCACTAGGAAAGATTGTGATGTGGTCGAAGTAAGACGCGAGAAGAAGCATGAGGGTTCCCACGTTTCGTTTCGAGTCCATAGCCAAGTCGAGCTGCTTTTCGCGAGCCATGTAAACTGCGGCCTTGATCGACTCGCTAACGCTCTTTCCCTCAAGGTGCTTGGCGAGAGCGAGATGCACAGCCTCACCGAAGATGAGTGGCGTGCGAGGCTTTGCCGGCACGCGACGAAGTCCGCCGTACCAAAGACCTTTGGTAAAGCAGTTGTTCCAGGTCGAAAAGGTCGTGTTGTCCAAAGCAACGCGGCCTTCTTTCAACTTTTGAAAAAACTCGCTGTCGAGAATTTCTTTAACTATCATCCTGTGGATTTTCATAGAAAAGACTTTATTAGAATTGAATAAAGTGCGTCCTTAGAGTAGGGACGCAATGTTTATCTTGGCCTTTTTAACTTTCTTTTCCTTCGGCGCAAGACCGGCGAGAGAGCAGAGCTTCTTAACTTGGATAGCCCCACTAGCTGCCGTGCGAAGGTTAGTGATGTAAGCATCTAGCTCTTCGTCACTCATCTGAGTGACGCGAGTACCTAGAAACTCGTTAGCCGGGTCAAGGTCGGCAGTGGCCGGTACTTCGTCGGTTGGTAGGTCGGTTGGTTCTGGTGACATAAGTTAAAGTTTTGAGCAGCTAGCACGCTTTTCGCGGAACTTCGCAAGTGCGTACTCTCTACGCCTACGCACAATCTCTTTGTGAAGTTCGTTAAAGTCGTTGCGGTACTTCGAGTAGATATGTCGACCTAGCATCTTAACGGTCGGCACGTGACCTAGTCGCTCTACGATAAGAGTACGAAGGCCCTCACGATTCTCGTCGATGTATTGCATCGACTGAGTATAGTTCCAGGTGATAAGGTCGAAAGTTTCGAGGAAGAGTTCCTCGGCACTGTCTTGGTTAGGTTGCTGAGGCATATTTTAGTTTGTTTGTGTAGTGTCTTGAGCCTCTACGTTACTTTCCCAGTCTTCCGCGGTTTCGTCGTACACGACTCCATTTCCACCGCACTCACGGCAAGGCTCATCAAAGCCGTCACCGGAAGGAAGCCAACCACGCCCGTGGCACTCTGGGCAATCGGAAGTGTTTGTGTTTTGGTTGTTACGTTTCATTTCGATCGTTGATTTCCGTATGGCGTGCACACTTTGTTGATCGTGTCTGACCAGACGAGGCGAAGGAACCACAGGTGCTTCCAGTCTCCGTGTTTGAGTCGGTACCACGCATTTGCGCGGCACGCTGGGTTGTGCAGGTCATAAGCTTCTCGTGATGTTGTCATATCACCTTGTTCGGCACGCGGATCACGGATGGCTGCGGTAGCCCATCGAAGATGCGACGGCCTACCCATTCGGACGGAAC